AAAAACAATGAGAATGTCTTCTATAGAATTATTATAAATTTTTTATTTTTACTTTTTGTAATCTGTTTGATTATCAATTATATTATAATTTTTAAGACAAATTAAACAAGAACCAAGAGTTTCTTTAAATTGAGCACGACAACAAGGACAATTTTGTCCACAAAAATAACCTAAAGAATTATAATGTTCTTGTTCTGTCCATCCATCAATATGTTTATCAATATGAAATGATGTATCATCAGTATGAAACGATTTATTATCAGTATGAAACGTTGTATCATCATTATTAGGTAATTGCTTTATTTTTGGTTCATTATCAATTATATTATAATTTTTAAGACAAATTAAACAAGAACCAAGGGTTTCTCTATATTCAGCACGACAACAAGGACAATTTTGTCCACAAAAATAACCTAAAGAATTATAATGTTCTTGTTCTGTCCATCCATCAATATGTTTATCAGGAATGCATACATCATTATGAAAAGATGTATCCTCATTAGATAATTGTTTTGTTTGTGAATCCATTATTATTATTATTAATTTTTAATCTAAATAATTAATTTTTAATGTAAATGATAATATTGTAATTACATAATCAATTTTATTGATAATATAAAAATAAAATTGATGATAAATAACATTTATTTATGAATGAAGTAAAAAAAATATTAAAATGGGTATTCGTTATTTAAATAGATATTTAAGAGAGAAATGTTCTGAAGAAATAAAACAGATACATTTGTCAAAATTGGAAGGTAAGATTATAGTAATAGATACAAGTATTTATATGTATAGATTTGAAGGCGATGGTGGATTAATTGATGGTATATATCAACTAATTATATTATTACGACATTATAATATTATTCCTATATTTATATTTGATGGAGTTGCACCACCTGAAAAGCAAGATTTGCTTAAAAAACGAAAAAAAATAAAAGATATAGCAGAGAATAGGTATAATGAAATAAAATATAAATTAATAAATTCTAATATTGAAGAATCAAATTATCTTCAAGCAGAATTAAATTTGTTGCGAAAACAATTTATAAGATTAAAAAATGATGATATTGAGAATGTAAAACAATTAATGAGTATTTGTGGTGTTTCATATTATGTTGCAGATGGAGAGGCAGATCAACTCTGTGCTAAATTGGTAATTGAGAATAAAGCATATGCGTGTTTAAGTGAAGATACAGATATGTTTGTTTATGGGTGTCCTCGGGTTTTAAGGTATTTAAGTTTATTAAATTCAACTGTTGTAATTTATGATTTTAATTCTATTTTAAATAAATTAGAAATGACAAATAAAGAATTTAAAGAAGTATGTATTTTATCTGGGAGTGATTATAATAGTAAGATTACAGAAGATATCACTTTATTTAAAACAATGAAGTGGTTTAATAAATATAAAATATATTATAATAATTTATTAATTAATAATGTTATTTATAAAAAACAAGGATTTTATGAATGGTTAAAAAAAAATACAAATTATATAAAAAAAAATCTAGATTTAACATATTTATTAAAAATGTTTGATTTATCAGATGTAAATGTAAAAGAATTTGATAAATATAATGTTGTAAATATGCCTATAAATAATAATGAATTAAAAAAATTTCTTTATAATTATGATTTTATATTTGCATAAAATGAATATTTAATATTATACAAATATGTTTCTATTACAAGTATATATTAAACAATATAAATTAAAAAAAAATTATAATATATAATTAAATGAGTAATATTAAAATAAAAAATAATATCTCTCTAATAAAACCAATTGAAATATTAAAAGATGGTTTAAAAAAACAAACAAGAAAGAAAATACAAAAGTATAATGAAGAAGATATAGAAATACCAAATTTTAGTGATTATGAATTATTTATTACATGTAATTATAGTATTAAATGTTTAAAAAAAATTTGTAAATATTATAAACAAAAAGTATCAGGAAATAAAGATGAATTAATGACAAGAATCTATATTTTTTTGAAGAAATCTTTTTTTGCAATAAAAATTCAAAGATTTTGGAGAAAATATGTATTAAAGGTTTATATTGATTTGAGAGGACCAGCATTTAACAATAGAAAAATCTGTATTAATGAAATAGATTTTTATACAATGGAGAGAATAAGTGATATTTCAGATAATCAATTTTTTAGTTTTAAAGATAGCGATAATATAATTTATGGTTTTGATATTTTATCTCTCTATAATCTCATTAAGAAAAGTTATGGTTTAGCAAGAAATCCTTATAATAGAAATTTAATACCATCAAATGTTAAAAAAGATATAGATAATTTATTAAAAATATCAAATTTTATTGGAGAGAAAATAGTAATAAAAATAGAAGAAATAGAAGAAATGAGTATGGAAAAAAAAATAGAATTAAGAACAATATCAGTATTTCAATATATAGACTCATTAGGTAATTATACTGATTTTAATTGGTTTATGAATTTAGAACCTTTTGGTATAATTAGATTTATTAGAGAATTAGAAGATATTTGGACATATAGAGCCCAACTATCAATTGAAACAAAGAGAGAAATATATCCACCAAATGGAGATCCATTTAGAGGAATTTATTTAAATAGATTAATTACTTTACCAAGTTTGTCTATAAGAAAGATAGCTATAAAATTAATAGAGAAATTAGTTAAGAGTGGAATAAATGAATCAAGTAAATTGTTAGCATCTAATTTTGTTTTATGTGCATTAACTTTAGTGAGTAATGATGCGGCACTTGCTTTGCCGTGGTTGTATGAATCGGTTGCACCACAATAATTAAATATTTATATGATATTTTATAATATATTTAGGATATGTTTATGACTTTATAAGTGGTACAAATAAAATATATATTTTGCGTTAAAACACTTAAAAAAGAATTATTAAGATAGTATATAAAAATGCCACGAACAAAGAACTCGAACCAAAATGCTTCTGCCTCAAAGGCACAAAAGAGAAGTGGAGGAAGCCGTCGTACTCCATCTGCTGCTCCTACCGCTGAAGCAGTAGCATCTGCACCAGCTCCAGTTCAAGTAGAAGCCACCCCAGTAGAAAATGAACGAGTAGATGTTGTAGCTACTCCTGCTGAGACTACTCAATCTTCTACACTAACCGGTGATTTTACAACATTTATGACGCGACTTCAGCAAGTTTCTTCTATGTTGTCTTCTCTAAAGACCGAATTTCGTACTCTTGAAAAGAAAGCAACTCGCGAACTTCGTGTAGCTCAGAAAGTAAGTGCTAAACGTAAGCGCAAGGCTGGAAACCGTAATCCCAGTGGTTTTGTCAAACCAACTCTTATCAGTAATGAACTAGCTGCCTTCCTTGGAAAAACTAATGGAACTGAGATGGCCCGCACAGAAGTGACTCGTGAGATTAATGCTTATATTCGTGAGCATAAACTACAGGATTCAGCTAATGGCCGACGTATTAATGCCGATAGCAAATTGTCCGGTCTTCTTAAACTCAAGAAAGGTGATGAACTAACATACTTTAATCTTCAGAAATACATGAGCCCTCATTTTGCTAAGACTGTAAAGGCCGAAACAGCTTAAAATTTATACTTTTTATATATGAATAAATAATAAAATATAAATAAAAAATGTAAATAAACAAAAAAATAATAATAATAAAAAAATTATTATTTTTTATATAATAATATATATTCAAATACTTATTTTTTATATAATAATAATATATATTCAAATACTTATTTATTATCGTAATAAATATATAAAATTTTTTTATCTTTAAGTATGGTATTTTTTATTGAATTATGCATAAAATTGATTTAAAAATTAACTACGTTATTAAATTAATAAACCAAAATGGCAAGCAAACAGAATATGGAGAACTTTTGTATTAATGCAACATCTTTTGTTCCAGAAAAAGATGTTCGCTATACAAAACCGCGAATTAATAAATCTGGAGGGAAATCAGTAGGAATTTTGAATTCAAATACAAATAAACAATTAATGTTGAGTACACCACTAATGTTAACTTGGGGAGTTTCTGAATTTATTGATGATAAATCTGGTCGCCGAAGTTATGATATGGCTCTTCAATTTCCAAGTGGAGATTATTCAAATGAACAAACTAATCAATTTCTTAACTCTATTGTTGAGTTCCAATCAAAGTTGAAACGTGATGCTGTTGCAAACTCAAAAGAATGGCTTAATAAGAGTAAAATGACGGATGAGGTTGTTGATGCTTTATTTCATCCTATGTTGAAATATCCAAAGGATAAAAATACTGATGAGATTGATTTAACAAGACCACCTACACTAAAGGTTAAATTGGATTATTGGGATGATCAATTCAGTTGTGAAATATTTGATTTAAATCAAAGACTTGTATTTCCAACATCTGATAATACTAATCTTGGACCACTAGACCTTATTCCTAAGGGAACAAATGTTGCGGTCGTTATTAAATGTGGTGGATTGTGGTTTGCTAATGGTAAATTTGGATGTACTTGGAAGTTGGAACAAGCAGTCGTAAAACCACGTGAAACTTATAAAGGTCGTTGTTTGATTAATCTATCAACTGAAGAGACTGAACGTCTTAAAACACAAAAAGAAGAAGAAGATGATGATGATGATGGACAAACATTAATGTTGGCTGAAGATACTGATGTGGAAGAAGAAACTATTGAAAGTACTCCTACACCTGCTCCTATGCCCGAACCTACTCCTACTCCTACACCTGCTCTTGCTCCTATATTCACCCGAACATCTTCAACATACTGGGTTGAAACAAAATCTTCAGAAGCAGGTCCTGCAAGTGAAACACCAAAAACTATTAAAAAGAAAATCGTTCGTCGTAAGAAACCATTGGAAGCAGAGTAAATATAAATAAACTAATTCTTTATAAAAATAAAAATAGTATATAAAAAATAATAATATATAATAATATATATTTTATTATTTTTTATTTTATTAATTCAATGTGAATTATAATATTACTATTTTTTGTATTATAAAATAAATTATTGATATTTATAATAGGAATACCACAGTTATTAAAAACATATAATTGTGTTTTTTTAATTTTTAATTCTTTAACAAATATATGCATTTCTTTTTCTCCCAAATAAATTGGAATACTTATTCTTTCTAATATATTATCCAATGAAATATTAATATTTACATGAATATTATTATTTTCATCTATACTTATATGTTTTGGAAGTTCAGGAATACATTTTACAATAATAGATTGCCCAGATAAATCATATGTAATCTCATCATGCCATAATGGTATAAAATATTTATGTTCTTCATAATTTAACTCATAAACTTCTTCATTTAATAAATTATTTAAAGTAGGATTTAATATTACTAATGAATCATTTTTAATTTTCTCTCTTACAATTATTTTCATAGAATTTATAATATCTTCATTTATTCCTAATACTTCTGAAAATTGTTCAACATAATCTAATATATTAATGGCTGTTTTTTTATCTAATTCTTCAAATACTTTTATAGAAATAGTTTGATATCCGTCATTCAAACTTTTAAATGTTGTTATTAGAGTTTTAACATCAATATTTGTATTTGTCATAACATTTATAAATTTATTGAAGAGAGATATAAAGTTTAAATTAATAGGTTCTTCTTTGATATTATAATCATTTATATTTTGTTCTTCACATAAAAATTTATATGCTTCATTTACTTCGCGAAATTTTTCAGTACTTGAATAATCATGGGGATTTTTATCTGGATGATATTTTAATGCTAAACGATAATATGTTTTCTTGAAATCACTATGAGAAAAATTATTTACATCTAATTCTAATATTTTACATGCTTTATCAAAATTCATGTACCTTTTTAATTAAATAAAATATATAACTCTCTAAATGATAAATTGGACGATAATTATTATTAAAATATTGTAAACATGTATATGTTTTAATTAAAATATCATTCATATCATTGTGCTTTATTTTTTTAGATTTTACAAGTTTGTTCAATATAAACCAAATACAATCAGTTACATCTAAATTATAAATAAAAATATCATATAATTGTTCTCTTAACTTTAAAAATTTAAATTCATTAGTATCTAAAATATTATCTATTATTTTCAAACAAATAACTTCATATGGACGCATTAATTGTGTCACTGATGCTTGTATATTTTTTATATTAGTTATTTCATCCAGCTCAACTGTTTTTTTTATTTTATTTTCTAAACATTTATTATATAAAGTACGTGTAGGTCTTGGAACTGAGATCATTCTACAACAATTAATAATATTGTCTGGTATAAAACTCACTTCTTCAGTTATAATTATAAATTTTAAGTCAACTGAACTTGTAGTTAATGTCTGCATATAACTATAAAAACTCTCAAGTAAATCACTATGTATTTCATGAAAATATTTACATACTATTATTCCAGTATTCTCTGATTTAGCTAATATAACATCTATAATATGATTATAAATTTCATTCCAAAGCATTTTTGAATTACAACCTAGAAGAGACATATCTATTTCAAAATGAATATCACTTATTTTAAAATAATAAGTATTTTTGTTATATGTAACAGTTATTTTTTTTTCATATTTTAATTCACTTGGACTATACCTTTTTATCGCACTTAACATTTGTGTATATTTACCTACTCCACTTGGACCATAAAATATCATATTTTTAAGTTCAGAAATAGTCTTTGGTAATGTTTTATATAATTCATTTAGTTTTGGATGGAGAGAAATACGTGAATTATTCTCAATATATTCATCAAAATGTGTATCAAAAAATTTCATTATTATTATTAAGTTTATATGTTGTCTTTATTTTATTACATTTATAATAGATTTATAATAAACAAAAATGGAAAGAATTGATGAATTAATTATTAATCTTAAGCAATACCAAGAAACGCATCCAAATATAGTAAATTTATGGACTAACTATATTAAAATTAAAAAGGAAAAAATGAAATCTATTATTGAAGACGGAGAGAAAATGTTAAATATTATTGATAAAATCCAAGATTTACCTTTAGAAACAATTTTATTTATGATTATGTATAAAGAACAAATGTGTAATGATAACACTTAAATAGTTATATTTATAACATATAATAATATATTATGAATGTTATATTAGATATTAGTAATTTAGATATTACAAATATATTTTTTCAAAATCCAATAAAAAATAATATTATAGAAGATAGTAATTTTATTAGAATTTTATACTCTAATGATATATTTATACTTAATGGAATATTTCTTAGTATAAATCTTAATATTAAATATATAGATAAATATTATAATAAATATAAATACGTATTTAGTTATATAGATAATAAAAATATAATAGATACTATTTCTACAATTGAAAGCATTTTATTATATATGATAAATATACAAAATAAAACACCTATTTATTCTATTAGAGAACAACTAACAAATGAAACAATTAAACTTTTTAGTGATATAAAACCAAATAATAATAAAAAAGAAAATGAATTTATATTGAAAATTTACGGTATTTGGGAAACAGACAATGAATATGGAATTACATACAAAATTATAGATAAAAATTAAAAATATTATAGATAAAAATTAAAAATATTATAGATAAAAATTAAAAATATTTTTGTAATCTATATATATATATGAAATCAATCAATAGATATCATAAAAAATCTAACTTTAAAAATGTTAGTTTAAATAAAATAAACAAAGGCGGTAAAAAAACAACGCGTAAAATAAAAAAAATACATACAAAAAAAAATAAATTACGAACCAGAAAGAATATTAAGAAACAAAAAAGATATACAAAAAAAAATTATAAAGGAGGAAATAATAACTGGAATGTAGAATTTTATAACTTTTTTAAAAAACACATTGATAAACCTTGGGATTATTATAGTTTATCACAAAATCCATCCATTTCTTGGGATATAGTAAAAAATTATCCTTATAATTCTTGGGATTGGTCTTCATTATCACAAAATCCAAATATCACTTGGGATATCATTAAAAATAATCTTAATCAACTTTGGGATTGGGATGAAGTATCACGAAATCCAAATGTGACGTTTGAAATGATAAAAAATATTAAATTGAATGGTAGTAGTATAGATTGGGATTGGGAATATATATCATTAAATCCAAATATTACCTGGGAATTAATTAAAAATAATCCCTATAAAAATTGGAATTGGGGATATATATCAGAAAACCCAGGTATTACCTGGGAAATAATTAAAAATAATTTAGATGAAGATTTGGATTGGAGTTCAATATCAGAAAATCCAAATATTACTTGGAAAATAATATCTAATAATCCTGATAAACCTTGGGATTGGGATGCAATGTCAAAAAATCCAAATATTACTTGGGAAATAGTTAGAAATAATTTAGATAAAGATTGGAACTTTTCATTATTATCTAAAAATCCAAATATTACTTGGGACGTAGTTGAAAATAATTTAGACAAAGATTGGGATTGGACATACTTGTCATTACATCCAAATATTACTTGGGAAATAATATCTAATAATCCTGATAAACCTTGGGATTGGGGAAGTGTATCTGAAAATCCAAATATTACTTGGGAAATAATATCTAATAATCCTGATAAACCTTGGGATTGGGGTTCAATATCAAAAAATCCAAATATTACATTTGATATAATTGATAATAATCCTAATAAGCCTTGGGATTGGTACTTTATATCACAAAATAAATTTACAAAAGAAAGAAAAAAACATAGTTCTCCATCCAAGTTACAAGATATAGCAAAAAAAAAGGTTTCACAAATGAATTTACCACCAAAAACTCTTAAAAAAGTATTACCATCTGGATTGGTAAGTCAATTAACAAAACAAAAAAAATAAGTATAAAAATTATATAAAATAAAATTATTTATAATTTTATATAATTTATATAACATTTACAATTTAATCATTTTTTATATAATAAAATATAACTTGTGTGTATGTATATTATCCATCAGTTGAAAAAAATTCAAGAACAATATTCATAATTCCAACAAAAATTAAATTAAGAATTGTTAAAATGTAAGTGAATGAAGCCATTTCACTCTTAAGTGCCTTTTCAATCCCTATTTTTGAAGATGGACCACCTTTAGTTATTAATAATTCATCATTCAAATACTTAAATAAAATAATTAATTGAATTATAATTAACACATTTGAAATAGTAGAATAAGTATTAAATTCATCTGCTACCTTACCTTCATTAATTTTGCGAAAATATGTGATATTTAAAGCAATTAACCAAGTAAGAATTATAAATAATAAAAGAGCTGGGAGAGAAGTTTGAAATAATTGTTTAACAAATTTTAACGGACTTTCTTCTAATTTAACCATACGACTTGCTAAAGCAAAAGTAATAAATATTATAGATAATATAGACAATGCGACTATACCATACCCCCATATTGCAGCATTCGCAGGACCTTCACTACCATCAGAGGTTATTGTTTTTCCAAAAAAAAGTTTAATAAATATACCTATAATAGAAAATACAATCATTATCGTTATATCATATTTAATATTATCCGCCATAATAATTATATATAATCTATATAATTATTTTTTTTGATGTAAAAATTAAATTTTGTATGTTTTTTATATATTAAATTTTATATGTTTCATATATCCAATTTTTAATAAGTGAAATATTACAAGTTTTATATGAATTCTCTCCGTGTTCACTTATAAATTTATTTAATTTAAAAAATAAAGGTCTTTTAAAGTTCGGTTTTTTATGAAATATATAATCACCATATTTTCCTTTTCTAATCCAAGTATTATCATCTATTTTTCTTATAAAAATTAAATTTAAATTTGTTGATAATATTTTTATTGCATCTTCTAATTTAAATTCTTCGATGTAATTATTATCATCATTATCATCATTATCATCATTATCGTCATTATCATCAATATCATAATCACTATTATTATCTAATTCTTCTTGATTATTATTTATAGATTTTTTTATATGACCCCATTCAAGATATAAACCATATTTACCTTTTTTAAGAATAACTTCATTATCTTCATACATTCCTAATGATTTTCCATAAGATTTCTTTTCAATTACAATATCACTAATTTTATACTCACCTCGTTTAAGCTTATCTATATCAATATTATCTATTACAGATTTAAATATTGTTTTTTCTCCAATAACACATTTTATAACAGGTCCATACTTCGCAATCATATAAGTATGATTTTCATCTATTTTAATTGTTTCACGGTTAATCTCTCCTAATTCCTTAGAAAGTCTATTAATTTCATCTAAACAATCTTTACATAATTCATACCACACTTTATTACCTTTCGCAATCATATCAAGAGTATTTTCCATTGTTTTTGTATATTCATATTGAAATAAATTATTATAGTGTTTAATTAAAAATTCTATAACTAAAATACCTAATGGTTGAATAACTAATTTATTTTTTTCATTACCAAATTCTCTTATTTTAGTTGATTCACTTAATTCATCACCTTCTAATTCATAATCTATACAATTTATAGATTGTCCCTTTACATTTTCACATTTAACATACCCTCTCTCCTGAATTTTATCTACTAATGATGAGAATGTAGAAGGTCTTCCTATACCATTTTGTTCTAATAATTGAACTAATTTAGCCTCAGTATAATGCGATTTTAATTCTTTCATACTTACTTTTGAAATTATTTTTTTATAATCAATTATTGAACCGGACCTAATAGTTTGAAGATAAGAATAGTCAGAATTCTCTTTTTCATAACCTAGAACAACTTTAAATCCAGGAAATACAACCTGTTCAGTTGAATATTTATACATATACGAATCTGGCGCTGTAATAGTTGCCGTTATTGCGTTATATATAGCAGATTGCATACAACTTTCTAATGTTATACGGCGAATAAGACGATATAAACGAACCTCACGAGAACTCATTTCTTTATTAAGCTCTATGCATTCTATATTTGTCGGACGGATTGCCTCGTGTGCCTCTTGTGCATTATTATCCTCTTTTTTATTTTTTGTTTTTTTTGATTTAGATGTTTTTTTTTCATCTTTTCTCTCTGATAATTTTTCAATATTTTCTTTTACATATTCTTTACCATATTCTTGTGAAATAAATTCTGTTATTTTTTGAATAAATTCTATACAATATGTTGTGCTATCAGTTCTCATATATGTAATATAACCTCCTTCGTATAATTTTTGGCACGCACTCATAGTATCTTTTGGCGATAATCGCAATTCATTACTTGCTAATTGCTGAATTGCACTAGTTGTTAAAGGTGTTGGAGGGTTTTTTGTTGTTTTTCTTATTTTTCCACAAGTATAAATATGAACGTGGTCAACCGAATTTTCTAAAAAGTTAGAAATATTATCCTCACCTTCGTGATTAAAATTTAGAGTAAATCCAAGATTTTTTTTTGTGAAATAACCAGTCGTGTTATAAACCTTAATTCCGGGAGATGCTTCTATTTCTTTTTGATTATCATATATAAGACGAAGCGCAGGTGTTTGACATCTTCCTGCTGATAAACTTTTTTTTGTTTTATAAGAGATTTTTTTCCATAAAATAGGAGAGAGTTTAAATCCAACAATAAGGTCTAATATTTGTCTTGCTAGTTGAGCATATACTAAATTCATATTTAATGTAGTTGTTTCATTCACAGCTTTTTTAAGTGCTGTCTCAGTAATTTCATGAAATATAATTCGTTTAGTTTTTTCAATAGGAAGTTGAAATACATCACATATATGCCAAGCAATTGCTTCGCCTTCACGGTCATCATCCGCAGCCAGTAAAACGTCTTTTGCATTAAGGACCATTTTTCTTATTTTTTCAATTTGATTTTTTTTGCTGCTGATAATATTAAATGATGGATTAAAGTTATTATTAATATTTATTGAATCTAATCCAGTTAATTCCCTAATATGTCCATAACTAGCTATACATTTATAGCCAAAACCAAGAAATTTTTCTATTTTTTCGCATTTTGCGGGAGATTCTACAATAACAAGTGTATAAGTCATAACTATATTAATAAATATATTGTACCTAAATCGTTTCACTTTAAGACATTTGTTTATATTCTCTCCAAGATATATTTTTTTCTTTAATAGGTTTACTCAATTTCTTTTTATCTTTTTTTTTATCATACTTTTCTGCTTTTCTTAAAGCACTATCTATATAAATAGATTTTAGAAGTTTTCCAACTTCATAAGAACCTTCATGTTGGTCGATTTTATTATTCTCAATTGACTCTAAAATATTAAGAAAATTCCATAAAATTTCTAAATCTATTTCATCCTTTTTAACTTTATTAAAAATATCTGTATAATTATTAAATAAAAAATTACATTGAGATACTAACATAGAATCAAATTGCTGAGGATTTTGTTTACTAAGACGAGGATATTTCTTTTTTAATTCTATTAATCTTGAGACATCATCGCGTATTTTTTTACTATGTTTTTTATTTCTAATTTCTTGTGTACAATCCTCTACATTATTTTCAGAAATCATTTTTTGTAAATTTAATCTCTCTATATCATTCATTTTATATTTAATTATATTATATTATTTTATTAAACTTAACTTATTTTTCTCACTATTTATATATATGATTTATAAAAATAAAAAAGGAGGATCTAAACTTCAAAAAATAAATATGTCAAAATTATTGCCTGTTCCACACGTTGTTGATAAATATAACTATGGAAGTGATCCAAGATTAAATGCAATTGGGTTTCAAGCATCACAACAAAGTATGCAAAATAATTTGAATAACACTCATGGAGGAAAAAAAATACATCATAAAATGACTAGAAAACATAACAAAAAAATGAGTAGAAAACATAACAAAAAAATAAGTAGAAAACATAACAAAAAATATAATAAAAGAGGAGGAAGTGATGGAAATGATACTTTAATAACAAGACCAAAAACAGCAACAGTGGTTCAATTTCCTCAAATTGGACCACAAGTAAGTAGTGTATTTAATGCAAATAATGCAAGTAAATCAAACAACCAAATGAAAATAGATAGTATTAATAATGCTACAAATGATCATTATGCTTATACTAATATTATTCCAACTATTGGAGGAAAAAAAAGAAAAACTATGAAAAATCGTCATTATAAAAGAAAAGTAGGAGGCTCTCGTAATTTACGATCAGCAATTCAAAGTATTCGCTCCAAGTTAAGTAATCCTTATAATTATCCATTAGGTTCAAGTGGTCTAGATGGGACAAAATTAAGCGGAACAATTGGACAATATTAAAAAGTTTTTATCATAATAAAATAATAACACCATAATTTATTATGAAGTCATCTGACATTTCACTATCAATACTTATAATATTTATATTTATTTTATTATATATTTTCAATATTCTTGTCGTTGGAATTAAAAATATAAAAAATAATTGGCCTGAATATAGATGTAATCCAATTGTTATGCCACTTGCATCAGTATTTGGTGAAAACCCTATCAAGAATTTTACATATTGTATTCAAACAATGCAAAGTAATTAGATGGGTTATTTAACACAACCAATT